TCGTATGCTGATTCCATTGCAGTGGGTGACATGGCATCTTGCTCTGAATGTGGATCATCAATGATCAACAGGTCTGCGCCTCGCCCTGTAATCGCGCCACCTACACCAGCAGCAAAGAACTCTCCTTCCTGATTGCTTGTCCAACGTCCTGCTGATTTGTTATCAGCTTGAAGTTTAAGGTCAGGGAAAATGACGTTGTAGTCTTCTGAGTCGATTATGTTCCTGACCCTTCTGCCAAACCTAACAGCCAGTTCTGCTGTGTGAGTTGTTTGGATTATCTTGAGGTTTCCTCTCAGCCCCATCATCCAAGATGGAAAGTAGGTGCTGGCAAATTCTGATTTAGAATGTCTTGGAGGCAGACATACAATAAGTCTTTTAAGTTTTCCTTCAGCTATCTTGTTGAATTTTTCGCCAATAATTTTGTGATGCCTTCCTTCAATAAAATCAGGCCACAAATGTTTGACATAGCTAATAAAGTCTTTCCTACAGGAATCCTGTTTCTCAAGCTGATCATAACGATTGAGCAAGGCAACAGCTTCTGCCTTATCTTGCTGAGACAGTATGTCAAAGTCTTTGAAGTTTAGTTCAGACAACTAAACGTTCTCCCAAGCTTCTCCCTTGAAGAGCCTTGACTCAGCCTCTCGCCTTCTAATTAATCCATCAAGAACTTGTCCACCAGCACGATTCCAACGCTTCATTTGTCTGGGAACCTCTTCCAGATTTCCAGCGTTCAGTTCCTTGAGCAGCGTAGACTCAGATAGGTTTTTTGGGCCAAGATTGTAGACCCACGCCACTAGAGAATCGAATTGATTTTGCTCTAAATCTGTTTCAACATATTTTTTTACATAGTTTTCAAACTCAACCAAATCATCAGAAAGCATTTCTTCTGCTTCTTCTAACGTACAAGTATCGCCATCAGAAACTCCAGCAGTATGGCCGTAGCCTATCGTTGGCACGTTAGCACTACACCTGTACGCGCTTAACTCGCATCCTTCAAATGATTTAATTAAGGAGATCCCTTCTTGGGATGTTTTCAAATCGTCATTCATCTTGTTTGTCCTCTGACTGATCAAGATCACGATAATACTTTAAAATGTTTATGACTTGCCTCAAATATCTTTTGACTTCAGCCATGTTCGTAGAAAGATTCTCGTAACCTTTTGCTGTTAAAGAATACCATGCGTTTGTTGGAGCATTACCTTGCTCAAGATCATCTAAATACTCTTGCATGAGGGAGGGTGTCAAGACAGTCCACTCGACTGGCACAGGATCGATTTGGTTTGGTAGAGGAGGGTGATAGATAGGGGCTTGTTTTTCTATAGTCACCACTTCAACAGGTTTGACCTCTGGTATGTCTCTTTTAGACCCTAGTACAGAGCACCCACTAGCCAGAAGCAGTGTTAGAAATAATAAAATCTTGATCAAATTGTTTTTCATCTGTTATCTGCTTCAGGTCATTCAGCACTGTTTTCGTGCCGCGATTGATAATATTTTGGATTAGTTGCGGCTTCCTGATTGACAGCACATCGATAGAATGCTTTGAGAACTTTTTTCTAATATCTGTGACCTCGTTCTGAGCAATCATGTTTTCTTTTTGCAATCGCTCGACTTGGGCAACCATGAGTTTGTGATTTTGAACAGTTTGTTCTAAGTTTTGATTTTGTTTCTCAATGGTTCCTTCAAGCGTTTTTTGATTCTGAATTGACCGCTCTAACCTTATATGAAACGAGTCCAATTCAGCTTGTGATTTATCGTAGTACATTTTGAAAGCACCAGATACAAGCACCAAAGAAACGCCTAAGCCAATGCTTAACTTAAATCCCATTTAAGAACCTTTCTTCCATTTCTTGGAGGGTGACTTAGTTTTGCTAGGTGACCATTTGACACGGTTCGCCCAATAAGCCGCTGAAAGCTTGCCCTTTTTTATATTTTTTGCATGGCGAGATTTGAACGCTTTCCTTTGACCTACAGTCTGATTGGTCTTGACACCCTGCTGCCCGAATCGAATAGTTTTAACCTTATCGCCTTCTTTTGCTACAACTATGTGTGATTTCTTTGGATGATTAGGAGTTCTTTTTGGCTTGTTGTAAGCAGTGACCCCTGCTCGTTTTAGTCTGGAATCTTTTTCTTTAGGCATTATCGCTTCTTACCTTTGTGCAACCCATGCTTTGCATGTTGCTTGCCTTTTTTAGTTGCTGCCCTTTTCTTTTTGTTGGCAGCTGCCAGCTTGGCTCTACCAGATTTGGTTGATTTGAGTTTTTTGATAGTAGCTGAAGGCGCGTAAACCTCGCCAGTTTCTGATGACTTTTTACCACTAGGAGTTCGCCATTTTTGCTTAGTCCATTTTTTTAAAGACTTTTGAGATTTCTTCAATGCCATTACTGATTATGCTCTTTCAGTTTCTGTTGACGAATCCATTCTTCTATTTTTTTTTACTTTCTACTTTTTGTTGTGCTTGTTTCGCCATTAGCTTTTGTATCCACCGCCTTTAGCCTTGTACTGCTTTGCAAGCATTTGAGCCTTACGAGCAGACCATTGCCCCGGCTTCCCACCTTTTGACCCAGCTTTTATCTTGTTAAACAAAGCTTTCCTCATAGTGGGTTTTGTGTAGTTTCCAGCTTCGTTGACTTTGGATTTTGCTTTCTTTTTTGTCGTAGTCTTTTTTTTAGGAGGCATTCTTACACCAAAAAATTAATTAAACTTTCTTGTCTGGCACGTTCCATTTGCACTTTGTTATTTTTTGAAATATACAGGGTGCTGTCAAGCTGTTCCACCCTTTGTCTACGCTCTTCAACTTGCAGATTATCCATTAGTTTTTGATATTTCTGCTCTGCTACCTGTCTCCAAGCTATTTGATTTGTTGGTGTTGTTGCTGATATGTCCATCATTTAAAAATCAATATGATTCCTCCAATTAATATAAACGCACAAAGTAACCCAATGGCAGTCACCCCCATAATCAACCATATCTGTTGAATCATTTTCTTTCTAGCTGCTGCTCTGGCTTTTATCGCTTCCATCTGACGTTTATGGTTAGCTTTTTGTTGAGCTTTCGCTGACTCCCACCGTTGCAAAAGAGCCGGATCGTGAATAACCAACATGTCGTGCAGCGATTTTTCCCATTGATCCCTGCGGTGCTTGATACTTTCGAGTTTTAGCAATTCTTGAGATGACAAATTGTTAATTACTGAGTCTTTCTTGTCACGCTCAAAAGCATCCAACGCATCAGAAAACCCTTGCATCAATTCGACAGCTTTGCTGGCCCCATCGCCGACCTCATTGAGCTTATTGATTGCTTGGCTTATGGTACTGAGGATCGCACCTGCTGCCGCGACTGATTCGATAATCATAGTAAACCTCTATGGTTTACGCGACATATAGGCCGTAGCTCCAAAATAAAGACCTATGATGCTGGCTTGACTAAGGAACAACATATCGCTTAGGGAAGACAAGGTTGAGAGGCGTTCTTCTGGTACAAACGGAAATAAAGGCAATAATGAATATAAAACCATCGATGACATAGCAACCCACGCTATTCTGCGTTGACTATCTTGTTTCTCTTCTCGCAAATCCAATTCCAGCATTTGCGTTGCTCGCTCTAGCTCTTCATCGGTCACAGTGCCGTCATTGTCAATATCGTATTTCGCCCAGACACTGTTTTCTTGTAGATTTTTTGGCATAACTAATCCCAAAATTTTTGATTACTACTAGCCATTACTGGTTTGCAGTAAGCTGTGATGTTGTGTTGCTTAACACCACCTCGACATTTTGGAGTTTGACAGTTGTGCTCGATCCAGTAAGCAAATTGCTGACATCGATGGATGTCTCGAAACAGCATTGCCTCTGCGCCATCGACAGGATTGCCCTCGATGACTGTTATCAGCATAAACGCCAATATTCGCATTGTTCATAGGATTTTGGCTAAAACAACACTGACCAGAATAAAGGGATAAACTCCCCATATCAACATTTCTAATCGTTTAAATTTTGCTGAACCTTCGTCCAAACGTTTTTCGATGTGCTCGTATCTAATCGCGCATTCGCGCTCATGGGTCTTGATTTCAGACAACGCCTTAGAATCAGACATCACTTTTTCTTGAGCGTCTTCTCTAAACGCGCTGCTTGAGAGGCGTGCATCTTACTTGCTTTTTTCAGCTCTGCAATCATTTTACGTTTTTGCGCGACAGTCATTTCAGCCATTAGTCTGACCTTTTAACAAACTTAATTGGATTAGTTGTAGACCCGTCTTTTGCCTTACCAATGTTTAACGCTGCAATCTCCACAATCTTGTACAGCCGACCAATCAACTCATCGTCTTTGGGAGTAGAAGTAAGACTGCATATGATCGATGCCGCACAAACAATACCCGTTACTACAGATATTATATTAAGGATAAAATCCATTACTAATCCTTTAAAG